ATTAATATGTATAGTCATCATTAATGTATCATTTTGTAGGAATAAACCAAATTGACTCATATCAAAGTCAATATCTTGCACATTGTAAATTCCTCGCATCTGGTAAATGTCAGGATCATATTTTCTATCCCTGTTTTCAAGGAATAACATATCCTGTATATTTGTCTCTTTTACAGCATCATAACGTGGTTCATCAGCCGTAGCATCAGCTTCATCAGGATTTTGTGGTCCTAAATATTTGTGAACAAATACGTCAGTTCCACCAACTTGGAACATTTCGCCAATGTGTCTATCTAAAAAGACATAATCATTACCGCGTTCTGGTTTATATAGTGTGAGTCTAGGCATCGTAACAGTATTTATTCGATGCCGCCTGACGATAAATACATATGGAGAGAATACAATCTGAGCGAATTAGCTACACAAAAGCAAGAAGTATTTGATTATGTAAACCTATCCTTAGGTGGGGGCATGGTTGATGTTGAGCTAGATCCAGCTCATTATGAAGAAGCCCTTAAAAAAGCACTTGCTAAATTTAGACAACGATCTGATAATTCTGTTGAAGAATCGTATTTGTTCTTACCTACAGTAATCGACCAGAATACTTATATTCTACCACAAGAAGTTGTTGAAGTTAGACGTATACATAGACGTTCAATAGGATCACGTACTGGTGGTGGAGATGGTGGTACATTATTCGAACCATTTAATTTAGCATATACAAATACCTACCTATTAGCAAGTACAAATATGGGTGGGTTATCTACATATGAATTGTTCTCACAATACCAAGAACTTGTTGGAAGAATGTTTGGTAGTTTTATTGAATTTAAATGGAATACTACAACTAAAGAATTAGTAATATTACAACGCCCTAGAGCCCAAGAAGAATTACTATTATATGCTTATAACCATCGTCCAGATAGTGAATTATTAAAAGATTATTTGGCTACACAATGGTTAAAAGACTATACACTCGCTACTTGTAAATATATGCTTGGTGAAGCACGAAGCAAATTTGCCACAGTAGCTGGTCCACAAGGTGGTACATCACTTAATGGTGATGCTCTAAAAGCCGAAGCTATTGCCGAAATCCAAGCACTTGACGACGAACTTAAAACACAAGTCGCAGGTGGCCAAGGATACGGCTTCTCAATTGGTTAAAATCAACTCTTGACATTTACATAAATTTCCCGTATAATATAAACATTATATGAGGAATAATCAAATGGTAATTGGAATCTGTGGACTTATTGGTTCAGGCAAAGATACAATAGCAGATTATTTAATTAACGAGCATAACTTCCAAAAAATCTCATTTGCAGATAAGCTAAAAGATAGCGTAGCGGCAATGTTTGATTGGGACCGTGAACTACTTGATGGTAAAACTATTGAAAGCAGAGTTTGGCGTGAACAAGTAGATACATACTGGACTAATGAGATAGGGCGTGAAATCACACCAAGACTAGTATTACAACTGTTTGGTACAGAGTGTATGCGTAACGGATTTTATGATGGTATATGGGTTAGCTTAACTAAGAAGAAAATCCTAGATAATCCAGATCTTAACTATGTTATTCCAGATACACGTTTTCCAAATGAAGCTAAAATGTTATATGAAATTAATGGTGAAGTTTGGCGTGTGAAACGTGGTCAAGATCCTGCTTGGTTTAGTGAATATCGAGAATTAGGTGTTGAACCTATTGACCAACACCCTAGTGAATGGGCTTGGGCACAAACTAAATTTAAACATATTATTGATAATAATGGTACTATTGACGAGCTTAAAAGTCAGGTACTAAATCTCCTTGCTTCCAAGTAATACCTACTTTATATAAAATCTTACTACAATTTGCACAAACAGTTTTTAAGTTTGATGTACGAACATTATTAAGATTCCCATCTACATAATAAACATGAAATTGTTCTTTATGTTTACTACGAAACGAACACTTATCACAAATATTCTTTTTACCATAACCAGCTAATTCATACTTAGATGGTCCACGTTGTTTGCCACCATGCTTGGCACAGTTCTCACAAAGGCTCCGATAATAAGGAACTCCTTTCTTATAATAATTAAGTGCTACCGGCTTTTTACCGCATTTGCATAAAGGTCTCATGATAGTATTTATACCTCCCCTTTTCACTTCCCTTTTCAAGACTATTTTTGCGGTGTATTGAGACCCGTTTTTGGAGAATTGATATAAATACTAGCAACGAGATGACTATGTCCAACGGGAGAACATACAATGGCTAATTTAGTATCACCAGGCGTACAAGTTCAAGTTATAGACGAAAGTTTCTATACACCAGCTGAACCGGGTACAGTACCTATGATATTCTTTGTATCTGCACAAGATAAGGCAAATGGTGCAGGAACAGGAACAGCGACAGGTACCACACAAAAACAAGCAGGAACACCTTTCTTGCTAACATCACAAAGAGAATTAACAGAAACATTTGGAGATCCAAGTTTCTATACAGATACAAATAACAATCCAATTAATGGCAGTGAGCTTAACGAATACGGATTACAAGCGGCTTATTCATACCTAGGTGTGAGTAACAGAGCATGGGTAACAAGAGCTGACGTTAACACTACAGAATTACTTGCAACGGCAACTGAGCCGGCGGCAGATCCTGCAGATGGAACATTTTGGTTTGATACAGGAAATACTTTATGGGGCATTTTTGAATGGAACGCTAACGCGGCTACTGTCACTGGTGGACAGACATTTACTAATAAAATACCTTATGTAATAACAGACGAAACTAAAGTAACATCAGGCGTACCTAAGACATCCGTTGGTCAAGTAGGAGATTACGCCGTTGTTGCAACAACTACATTAAACAAAATATTTTACAAAAACACAGGAGGTGTTTGGGTACAATTAGGAACAACTAATTGGGTTTCAGCACATCCGACAGTAACAGGAACAGAAAGCAATCCAACTATTACAAACACAGCTAGTATGAGTGTTAATGCTACAGTTGTAACTTCAGGTGGAACAGCTTTAGCTGATGTTGTAAGTGCTCTTAACGGAGCAAGTATTGCCGGTGTAACTTCAGCGGTTGTTGATGGTAAATTTGAAATTTACTCAACAGGCGTAGATGTTATATTAGCAACAAACAGTTCAACATTACTTTCAGAAATTGGTTTAACAGCTGGAACATTTAAAGCACCAGCATTACAAATTACACCGCATACTGACGTACCAGAATTTAAATTGTCTGATACTGCACCAAGACCAACAGGGTCTATTTGGATTAAAACTACACAACCTAACTTAGGTGCTCGTTTTAGAGTTAAGAAATTTAACGGAACGACTAATCTTTGGGAAGATGTTGTAGCACCAATGTACAGTACTAATCATTCAGCATTGTTTAACTTAGACAAAGCTGGTGGCGGAGTTAATCTAGCAGTAGGTACTTTATTTGTTAATTACAATAACGCTGAAGTTAGTCCAATTTTAGCAGATTTTAAAATTCATAGACGTATTTCTACAGGAAACACAACTATTACAAGTGATATAATTGCCGCTCAACTTACAGCGAACACTTATGCATTTAATATCCAAGAGTCTATTGTTGGACAAGAAGCTCTAGGAGCAGATGTAACAGTTAGTGTTACAACTACAGCGGCATCAAGTGATGCTGACGAAATTGCAGGTGCAATTAACTCAGCAGGATTTACTAACGTTGAAGCTTCAGTAGATGCTTCAAATAGAATTGTTATTTCACATAATGATGGTGGTGAATTCCGTATTGAAGATACCGGTGGCGTACTTACCTTAGCTGGATATATAGCTTATGTAGATACTACAACAGGTACACCTAACTTGTATGCGGCGCCAACAGGCGACAGTACACACAGTTTAGTTGCAAGTAACTGGCAAGTATTAACTTATACAGCAGGATCAGATGCACCAACTGCCTTAACAACAGATAACAGATTATGGTACAGTTCAATTGTTGACGAAGTTGACATGATGGTCCACAATGGTACTACTTGGGTAGGATATCAAGATTCGACTAGCCCGTTTTATGCGGTTGCGTCAGCTGATAAAACTGACCCAGCTGGTCCGATTGTAGCGGCAACAGAGCCAACTGTACAATCAGATGGTACTGCACTTAAAAATGGTGACCTTTGGATTTCAACAGCAGATGTTGAAAACTATCCACAAATTTACAAATATAACGGATCTACTTTAAAGTTTGTTTTAATTGATTCAAGTGATCAAACAACTGAAGATGGCGTTTTATTTGCAGATGCACGTTACAATACAGCAGGTGCTAATTCAGATAAAGACGGAACTATTGCGGCACTATTAGTAAGTAACTTTATTGATACTGACGCTCCAGATCCAGCACTATATCCAAAAGGTATGTTGCTTTATAATCTACGTAGAAGTGGTTTTAATGTTAAAAAGTTTGTTCGTAACTATGTTAACACATCTACAGACAATATTAGATTTGGCGACGAATCACAAGATGCCTACTATGCACACCGTTGGGTTACTGAATCAGCTAACCAACCAAATGGTGCAGGTAGCTTTGGACGTAAAGCACAACGTAAAGTTGTTGTACAAGGACTTCAAGCACTAGTAAATAGCAACCAGAAAATTAGAGATGATGAATCAAGGTTGTTTAACTTAATGGCTTGTCCTGGATATCCAGAACTAATTGGTGAAATGGTTACATTAAACTATGATAGAAGCCTAAGTGCATTTATTATAGGTGACTCACCGTTTAGGTTAACACCGGATGCAACTTCACTTAACAACTGGGGCAAAAATACAGCTCTAGCAGTTGAAGATAATGACGATGGGCTTGTTACTTTTGATGAATACTTAGGTGTATTTTATCCAAGTTTATTCACAAGTGACAACGCAGGTAACAACGTAGTTGT